AACCCAAATTGGCTCATACATCTTGCGCATCACATCTGTGCCCAAGTATTGCATAAACTCGCGAGCGGTCATGAAGCCTGACTTGTGGATGATCAGCCCCATAGACAGAAAGTCTTCTTTAGCTGCTGGTGGACTGAGTCGGTTGAAGTCATCGATGTGTTTGTCGAAGAATTCCTCCGCGACTTCCGGAGTGACAACTCCGGGCATATTTTCCCAAAGTAAATGTTCTTGAATTTGATTTTTTTGATCATTGGTTCCCCAAACGCATTCATTTGGAATATCAAAAAGTTCTGTACACATCCATTTTAGACTGTCCGCGAAACTATAAAGCTTAACGAATGGCCACATATTATTATCTGCCCATGCTACAAACGCTTTATCTTTACGTTCAATGCAGAATTCGCCCCAACCATCTACACCAGATGTCTTGATCAATAATTGACCAGTATCTCCAATTTCCCAATCTTTAATAAATCCCTGTTCCTTGAGAACAATGCCATGCAAGATGTTTGCAGTAGTGTTTTTGCCAGCTTGCTTGCGTCCAGAAATTCCTAGAATCATTGATAGTATCCTTTTAAGTCTTTTAAGATATTCGTTTTAACGGTTTTATTTTGTATAGAACCAATATCTTTAGCGTTGATGTTTGGAAAAATTAATTTGAATAATCTGCCGAGGTCTCTGTTTATCTTTATTTTAGATTCTCTTCCAGCCTGATCATTGTCTGTCAACACGACGAGCGTCGTCACACCTGAATTCAATAACAAGCTTCTTTGTGTTCCGGATATATCTTTTCCAAATAATCCAACACAATTGCGAACTCCACATTCCCACAGTCTCCAAACATCACCTTGACCTTCCACCAAAAACATTGAATTTGTATCTTGTGCAGAACTTATAGCATTGTCAAAATTGTATAAATAATCTGTTTTTCTTAACCCCTCGGAGAAGATGTATTTTGGTTGTATCCATTCTTTGGTTGCTCTAGCAATGAATCCAACGGCATGGGATTTGAAACGAATAGGAATGATTGCCCTGTGTCTAAAAATCCCTTGGCGATCTTTCGTTTCTTTAACCTCAAAGAATTTGAGTGTTTCTTCTTTAAACCCTCTGGATAAGAAATAAGGAGACATGATCCCTGAGTCTCCCAACAAATCCTTGTTGAGCGACTTGGTGCAGCCCTCAGGGTTATTTTTAGATCTAGAGATAGAACTAACAATTTTATTAAAGTCATTGTAACAGTCGTCTGCATCATATCCAGAAACAGTGTCGATAGTGATCTTATCGCTTTTTGCGTCGTAAAAATTATACAATTTAGACGTGTATTTTAATACCTCTGAGAATGATTCTGTATCCAATAACCCTTTGATCAAACCAAAAATATCTGATTGAAAATGATCATGACAGCCACGGGTCCAACATTTCCACATCTGCTTGTTCAAAGAAATCGACAGTCCATTTTGATTGTCACTGCCTTCATGAATAGGACACCTCATAAAGATGTTATCTCTATCCTGAGTATATTCCAACTTAAAACTGTCCAGAAGAATGAAGATATCGTTAAAAATTATATCTTTTACTTTAGAGAGATCAAGACGAGCATTTGTTGTCTTCATATAAATCGTGACCTTGTGTTAGCCATCAAGATGTAAATGATCATAATTCCTCTACAGATTTATTGTCGTGTATTCTGTTGACCCTTATAAACTTAGCGGTTTTACTAAAATCTTTAAGATTTGTTGCTCCTGTGTAAGAACAAGCACTGCGAATTCCACCTAAAATATCTCTGAGTGTCAAGAATACTGTGCCTTTATAGTCAACCGTTTTTACCCTGCCTTCACTAGCTTTGTAATCTTGAAGACCTTCTCCATGTTTTTCTTGAGATTTTTTTGAAGACATTCCATAAAATGACATGCTTTTTCTTTCGCCGTTTTCATCGTATGTCCACTCACCGTCGCATTCCCATGTGCCAGCAAGCATTCCTCCCAACATAACAAAATCTGCTCCAGCAGCATAAGCCTTGGCTACATCTGCTGGGTAACGACAACCTCCATCAGCACATATCAAACCAAGTCTACCAACCTCGGAGCTTAATCCGTGAGCTACGTGTGAGCATTCTGCAATAGCAGATAGCTGAGGATATCCTACTCCAGCTTTTAATCTCGTTGTGCAAGCAGATCCGGGACCAATCCCAACCTTCACAATATCAACTCCACCATGAAGAATAAGCTCTGAAACCATTTCTGGAGTGCAAATATTTCCAGCCATAATTATAGAGTCATTGAATTTTCTTCTTATCGAGGCACACCGATCAATAAACTTCTCAGTGTATCCATTGGCTACATCTACGCAGATATTAGGAGAGTGCCCAAGAATATCTGTTATTTCACTGATTTTATCAGAATCATCTTCCATGCCCACGCTAACCCAAACATTATTTTGGTTATTACGCATACTGTAGTATGACGCAACGGAAGATGCTTCATGATGTTTACTGAGACATGTTAAGCAATCATAAGCTGATAACGCTGTTCCCATAGCAAAGGTGCCAGTTGTGTCCATATTGGCAGCGACTATTGGTATTCCATTCCAATCTCTGTTTGAGTGATAGAATTTGAATGTTCTTTTTAAATCAACATCTTTTCTGCTAGCAGCCTTTGATCTTTGTGGTACGAGTAATACATCATCAAAGTCTAACTTCACGTCATTATCAATCTTCATCTTCTTCCTCTGCGTCAAAAGGTAGATTCGAACCCTCAATAATACCTCCGTTTGGAGACATTCTCATTTCATTTCTAGTTCTTAGTTCTACAAGTTTGGCATGAGATCCTATCATATTCATATTGATATAATTACCGTCGATCAAACCAGCTCCATGACGAGCTTTTAATGTTACCAACTTACGATTACCTGCATTCGGTCCATCCTCTGCAAGCTCCTCAACAGACTTGAGTTTAAATATGGAGAAAGATGTGCATAACCAAATGAGCCTATCAGAACCGCTCACAGCGTCTGTAGACTCTTTTGTGATACCATCTCTGTTCAACTGAACAAAAGACAAGCATGGAAAATCATATTTGACAGCTAGGTTATGAAGGTCGGTTATCTGAAAACCAAGAGCTTGATATTCTTGTACATTGTTTTTGATAGATGTTGAAGACATTAACTTTAGGTAGTCACAAACGACCAAACAGTCTTTTGTCTTGCCTTTATCATCTTGACCCACACTTCTCAATATCCATCTCTTTATAATGTTCAAGAGTGCGTCAAACGGCATTCCGGCAACACTCGCATAAGTGTATGGAATGCTTTTGATTTCTTCTTTAGCTTTTTTCACACGGATAAGCTTTTCATCATCTTCTGAGAATTTTCCTGTTGATATTTCTCCTATGTCAACTCCGCTGATATTAGACAAAATTCTATTGAGATGATCCTCTTTAGACATTTCTGTGTCTAGCATCAAAACGGGGATGCCTTTGCGAGCGTTGTGTATAGCTACGTTGTCTGCAAAGACAGACTTACCAACTCCGGGACGAGCGGAGACTAAGTCTACGCATTTTCTACGTAGACCTCCTCCAACCACAGAGTCGAATCTCGGAAAACCGCTAGTCAATCCGATTTGGTCACATTTATTCTCTATGAGAAAATCAAGATATTCATCAATGTCGTCTCCGAGCATCTCGGGTTTTTTACCAGAGTCATCTCCTCGAAGAAAATCCATCAACGGCATTTCCACAAGACTAATGATTTCATCTATAGTCTCATCGCCATTGATAGATGAGATATCTTTGTCTATCTTGTTGGCTATAAGCCTAGCCTTATGGGCAAATTCAAACTTTTTAACTTGAGCCGCAAAAATCAATACATTGGTTTGCTTGACTGGATAATCCATCAAGTCTCTGATGTATTCTAGCTCTTGTTTTGTTTGTATTGCTTCTGATAGATTGAGTTGCTCTGCCGCAGACAGGATCGACGGGATATCAATAGCATTACTTTTTTCAAGTACTTTTTCGATACACTTGTAAATAACCTGATTGCTGCGATGAGCAAAGCTATTGTGTGTAATGAAATCGTTTATCTCGACGTATGAATCTAAACCGTAAGCAAAAAGCCCTGCTAACACAGCGCGTTCTGCTCCAATGTCAGAAAGTTGTGAATCCATTCTACTTTCCTGTGCATCTATTACATCGAACGAATTCTCCGTAAACTAGGTTTGAATTTAATTCAATAGACCTTCCGCAAACGTGGCAATCAACAGATTGCTTCTTTGTTCTTTCACGGTTTCGAATGGCTTTGCCCATACGTTCAAATTTAGATGCATCAAAACTTGGATCACGATCTTCACCAGTGTCGCTCCACTGATTGTTCTTTGCTTTCACCTGAGTTTTCCTCTTATCTGAATAATTTTCACCACGAACAACAGTAAAATCCTCGTTCACTTGCACACGAGGCTTCACAGAAGAAACCACTTCTTCTTTATGAATAATAGGTATTGATTTAGACAACTCGCTTATAAGTTTAGCCTTTTGATCATCTGTCAAAGAGTCTAAAAACGCTTGCATAGATTCACTACTCATCTTTTCTTTCCTTTTTCGATCAAGATATCTGCCTTGCGACGAATGTTATATTCTCTGTTTTTCACATTTTCAAGACGACCTTCTGCTGTCATTTTCCATTCATGGATTTTAAAAGCGACTTCATTGTCCCTTAGGATAGTGGCCACTTTTGTCTCATGCTTTGCGTACTGTTCCCATACGCCATTTTTCAAATCTTCTGCTATGATACTTTGCAGATTGTAATCACACCATTTTACAACATTTTCACAATTAGCTCGCTCGTGAGATACATGATCAGCATATTGATATAATAAATATGCATAATTAAAACATTCATCTTGAATGAGTTTCTGCATTTGCTCAAGCGTAAAGGTTTCTGCGATAGCAAACTCTGCGTTGAACGGTGTGGGTGTGATGTTTTTTGCGGTTATATACGCATCTATGCCATCTGAAAAATGCCTTAATCTATCTGCTGCGTTCAATTTTTTCTCTCCAATATTCTATGTTATCGTCCCAGCGTAACTCAATCAATTTGAACGAATTTATTTCACACCACTGTATCTTGGCCACATCTCTCGCCTTAGCTTGTAGATATTGCATTTTAGTTTTATGAAAAAATGGTACAAATTTAAAATGTTGCTCTCCATGAACCTCTACTCCAACCTTACCATTGGGAATGAAGAAGTCAAGGTATAAAACGGATTTTTTTGAAGGATCTGTCGATCCCGGTAATTTAACCTCTTCATAAATATTGTAGCCAGAAAACATTTCATGAAGCAGGACTCTGGCCATTTTATGGTAAACAGAACATCGATCTCTTGGTTTGGAGCATTTTTTAAGATCCAGAATATATTCTCTTTCGTTTAACCCAAAAACTTTCATAGCAATACTTCTCTGATGCTTTCATTTAGATAGTTTAATAAAGTTTCATTCTCATTCAAGAACGTTACCACATTTTCTATCCCTTGAAATTTAAAGGCTTTGGTCACTTCTTCTTCTTTGGTTGAATCAATGCCGTTTGCTGTTAGCCAAGTCTTTATGATTGGATCTTCTGCCTTTTCTACAAACTTATTGATAGTATACCACGATCCTTTTAGGCTTATTATAGCGAACTCTGTGGCGATCTGAGCTATCTCTTGGCATTCGTCGATTCCTACTCCATATCTAATCCAACTTTGAGCTGTGCTCATTGGACGACCACCAGCGGCGGAAGTCTTGATCTGCCAATTCGCCACTTGACCGACATGGTTTCCGGATTCCTTTGGAACTTCCCACTTTCCTCTGTGAGTAATAACCATATTTGTACCAGCCTGAAACTGAATCATATTTCCACAGTCAGCCATTTTTGCTGGAGCGTATTTAGATCCTCCAGTATTAGCAATATTATGAGTAACAAATATAGCTATAGCTTTCATTCTTGCCATGTCGCCACTGATTCTTTTGAAGAACATTGACAGCAATCTAGGCAAAGCGTTGCGTACACCGCTTCTGATATCTCCGTCAATCTCATCCTGAGGAACCATGTTTGATGTCGAATCCACAATAACAACTAAGTTTTCTTCTTCTTTGATCAGTTGTTCCAAAATATTGAGGTATGTTTCAGCGGAAATAACAGGCTTGTCATCTGTAGCTTGAACTATCTGAATTTCTTCAATGTTCAGACCCTTGATGCCGTGAAAGTTTTCCTTTGTTAATCTACCCTCGGTATTTAAATAATAGATCCTTTTGCCTTCGGCTTGAGCCTTCGCCGCAAAATAAAGAGCGGTGGTTGTCTTTCCTGTCTTTGGATCTCCTGTCATGACCACGCACTGACCTTCACGGATTCCGCCACCCAAAGCTATGTCCAACGCTGGACCGATACTTATGGTTTTGTACGATTCTAATCTCTGTAGAACCTCGGTGCCAGATTGAATAATCTTTCCATATTTCTTGATTAGTGTTGCTACCATCTGATCCGAATCACTATCAGTTATCAATGTCTTCGACTTTTTCGCCATTCTCGATGTTCCTCAATCTATTTAGAATATTTTTACCACCGTAACTAGATTTTCTTACCTTAGCGTCATTTTTAACTTCTATTTCTTGCTTCGGTTTAGCTTCCTGTTCATCTAATAGTAGCTGATATTTGTGGATTACCCCATTGACTTTCGGATGATTTAAAGAAAATATTCCATAAAACTCAGATGAGTTGATAGCTTTGACAACAGCTTCTTCTGAGAATAACTTGATCAAGTTATTTGCAACGTAAAGCTGTTTTCTGAAGGTCCAATCCCACGGTTTTTTGTTCCAGAATTTATAAGGCAACGATCCTTCGTTTTTATTTTCTGCATTTTTTCGACACATTATTTCAGCAACATAAGCTGCACAAGTACAGTGATCACCTGTAGACTCGTGCTTATACTTGCTCTTGTCTGTTCTTTTTCTTTTTTCTATCATCGTAAATCAATGCCTCCTCAAAACATTCTGTTTCTATCATCGTAAATCAATGCCTCCTCAAAACATTCTGATAGATCGTCTTCGTACTCTTTGTCTAGGAGAAGCTCTGGGACTACCCACATTTGCTTGTGGACATACCCATCGTCTTTCAGTAGACCCACAGTATAGAAATCTCTTGTTGGTCTTCCTATGGACCCCCACGCTGATCTAACCAAGTAGACAGCCTCTGGACTTCCAATGTCTATTATGCATTTCGTGGACCTGAATTGCAAGTGTAGATCTTTTATGAAGACTTCTTTTTTTTCACAATATTCTTTTACTAAAAACCAATGATCGTAATCTGAAAAGAAAAAATGCTCACCATCAGATGTCATGACTTTAATGAAAAGCTTATTGACATTCTTCTTGTCTGAAGAATAAAACTTTGCCCATTTTTCATCGTCCATTTTGTTCCCTAATTTTTGCTACGCAAGAAGCTCTTGAAATTTTCTTTGTTGATTGAGATCTTTTTGAGTCAGATAATTCTGATGCGTTTGGCGTCATCACCGTTGACCCCTTGTTGTTTCTTGCAAACTGCTGATAAAGCAATGTTTCAGCTTTTGTAGTTTCTTTGATGACTATACTTTTTATATATCCTTCTATTGTAGACTTTGATCTGTCTAGATCTTTGCACAAAGAATCAATAGACATTTCTAAGTTATTGTCAACATAGAACTTTTCTGCTTTGCCCAACGGTCCTTTTTTAGTCATTTAAAAATCCTCTCTGAGCTTTTGTTAAATAAATAGTATTGTTTGTTTTCAAGTATGTTATGTATAAATCAAAGGTGTTTTTAGAAACCCTTCTCATCATTGTGTCGAGTGTTCTTTCTCTCCTGCCATACGGTCCATATGGATCGAAGAGTGCGCCTTGATGAACTCTGATGAGATAACTTTCTCTTAGTTCTTCTCGGTCTACGGTTCGTAGGATTTTTGCATGATGTGTAACTTTATCTGATTCTTTTTCTTCTATGATATTTCCAGTCTTGCTGAAAAGAACTGTAGAAGTTTCTTTACTTGGAATTGAATGACTGTCGATGTATTT